ATGATATTTACTTGATCATCATCTTTTCTGTCTACTGTATATATTTTTTCACCAATAAACATATATAATATCTTTGTTAGCCGGTCTTTTCGTTCAACTGTTGCTGATATTCCCAACATATATGGGGTTACTGTTTTCAATAATGTTTTCGAAAACTCTTCGCTTCCGATTCGATGCACTTCATCGATAATTGTCAGACCGAATGGCGAAAATGCTTCTGTTGGAAAATCACGACTATGCAATGTTTGTATCATACCAATAACAATATCCTTTCCTTCAACCTCATAAATCGGTCCTTGTATTTTACCTACACGCGCACTTGGCATAAATTCAGTAATTCGTTCTATCCATTGATTCATAAGAAACTCTTTATGAACTAATATGAGTGTCTTTTTTTTCAAATCTGCGATTATTTTAAGAGAAAGAACAGTTTTTCCATATCCACACGGTAATTCTAATATACCGCCATTTCCTGTTAACTCAGAATGATTACAAATAGGTGTATTCACATACTTCAAATAGATATTCACTACATTTGTCTGATAATCGCGCAACTCTTTTACAAATTCAATATCAATATCTTCCCCTTCTGATATTTCGGATTCATCCGGTAAGCCATACCGCTTTATTCCATAAAAACGTGGCAGATATATTTTGGCTGCATTTTCTCTATATACAGGAAATGATGTATCTTCTGCATTTCCATAAGATGGACCTATTGTAAATGGTATCATATATAAATCTTTTTTCAAAAATTCATAATCATCATTATGAAGACATATTTTTGGTATTGTGTATCCTTTTTTTCCCAAATATGCATTCGCTTTTATAATTGATTTATATTCATCTGTCAAAACAAATGATGGTCCTTTATTCTCTGGTTTTTTAATAGAGGATCGTTTTGGAAATCGCTTAAATGGTTTCATGATATATATACGATATTATATTTAGGCATCTTTTCAATTTTATAACGCAAAAATATAATACAATATAATATATTCGAAATGAAACTTAGCGATTTTACAAAAACATTGACGAATTTAGAAATAGCTGCACTTGTTATTTTTGCTATTTATATAATTTTTCCATTCAAAACACCTGCATTTATTGCTGGAATGGTAAACACTCCACTTGGGTTGATTGGTGTTATTATTGTAACCATTTATTTGTTCTTTTATACTAACCCTATTTTGGGTGTTGTTTATATTTTTGTAGCATATGAACTATTGCGAAGAAGTGCTTTAGTCAAATCTCGCGCAGATTCATATATGGTAAAATATACTCCTACTGAAGAGAAAAGAAAAAGCGAAATGGTAAAAATGAACCCACGTGCAAGTTTGACTCTTGAAGAAGATGTTGTTTCGAAAATGGCTCCTTCGCAAGTATTTCACAAGGATTCTGAAATATCCACTGATTTCAAGCCTGTAGCTGAACGAATTTCTGGTGCATCCATGTTCAAATAAGACATGATAAAGAGAAAATACATGATAAATAGAAAAAAGAAAAAAGATCTGATATTGTGTTTCACATACATAATATCAAATGATTATGTGTAAATAAAATTGAATGCCTTTTTTAAATACATGAGATAAGCATTTACTTGTACACTTATATAGTGATAATGACAACTCAACATAAATGCGGGTTTTGCAATACGGTCGGGCATACGATTAACAATTGTAATTCAGAAATAGGCGATATTTTATACAATGGTGTGAAATCGCGTGCTGTTGATTTCTTTACATCATTCACGGATTCAACCATTCATTATCGTGCGAAATCTTTCCAAAATCATCTGAAACAAACGTATTATATAAAAGAACTTCGTGTGATATTAGCTAAGATGAGATGTTGTACTTCCGGACCAATACCAATGCTTACTGCAAGAATAGTACATCATTATTTCTTTCAAATGCGTGATTACTATTATACTTTATCCAACCATGATAGATCACATATATTTATTTATGGCAAATATTGGCATCAAATTTCGATTGGCTATCCAATAGAATATGCCCAGAGAGAATTGGATAATTATTTTGCACGTGAATTGAAGTTATCATCTAAATTCCAAATAAAGATATCATTAAAATCAATTGATGTAAAAAATAATGATGACAATATATTTGAATGTCCAATATGTATGGAGGATAATGTTGATATATCGGATAAAGTAGATATAGGATGCAACCATTCATTTTGCAAACATTGTGTTTTGCGTGTTATGAGCGATTCTCAGAAAAAAGGGGTGCATCCATCTTGTGCTCTCTGCAGACAGAATTATAATGAGATGCATGTGCGTTCAGATAGTGTATTGAATAAGTTGTCCGTCAACTATTGCTTTTAGATAGTTATAGTTAGAATAGTTAGAAGTAGTTAGAATAAAAATAAATAATAACCATTATTCATTTTTTTATTTATTTCTATTTATGTGTTTTATTGTTTTGTTGTTTTATGTGTTTTATGTGTTTTTTATGTTTATGTTTCATTTTTATTCACTACCAAAATAAGCACCCTTTCCCATATTGAAAAAACTCAATCTGGTAATTGTCTCGTTTTTATCTTTTGTAATTTCTTTAATCAAGTCTTTTATAGAAATCAATCCGACACATTCTTGCGAATCATCCAATACCAATAAATGTCGAATGTCTTTGAACATCATTTTATTCATACATGTCTCTAATGAGTCATTTTTGTTTGCAAAAATAATCGGTCCATATGTGCATACTTCGCTAATCTTTGTTGTTTCTCTTGAAAGACCTAATGCTGCAACTTTTGTTATATAATCCCTTTCAGATAAAAGTCCAACAACTTTTTTAGAATTATCCGTAACGGCCAAGCACCCAACATTAAATGCAGTGAACCGTTCAATTGCTTCTTTTACATTTGATTCTTGATTGATTTTATAGTCTACTTTACTATAGCATGAATTTTTGAATAAATTGATTGCGCTTGTAGGAAAACGGTTTGTTGAAAATAATCGTTGTGTTGAAAATAATTGTCGCGATAGCATTATAGTATATTCTTGAAAATGTTTTTATGTTATTTTTTGAATTATTTTATTAGGAAAATAATTATACAGTTTTTTATATCATTGCACTGATCATATGGATGATGATGTTTTATTTAGAACCGGATGTTGAGGATGCTTGAGAACCGGATGTTGAGGATGCTTGAGAACCGGATGTTGAGGATGCTTGAGAACCGGATGTTCATGCTATTTCTTCAGAATCTTCGTTCGCTTTTTTTTTCAAACATTTTCTCAAAACTTCTTTAATTGGATCAGTATACATTGTTTTGTCTGTTCCATGCATAAATAAAAATGCAAGATAAATAGAAATCAATAATAAATAAAATGCAAGCGAAGATAATATCGAAGAACCTTTGTTTTTGTATCCTTGTAATGATAATATTCCAAATAATACTAAGAAAATTACAAGAGCCGCAACAAAACCAAACTGAATTTTTGATTCACATTTATCGGTTTCTTTATTATATACTTGTTTCAAAAACAATTCGCTCAAATTATTTGTAAAAAATCCCCAAAGATCATTTTTAATTTTTTCGAAATTGGGTTCATCACCAGCAAGTGGTGCTAATTCATTCAATTTGACTTTTTCATTCCATACCGGTTCTCTACTTATTTTTTTATAAAAATCGTCGGTATTAAATACGCGATCATATTGCAATCGAATAAATGATGCAATAAAAAATATGAATATATAAAATCCAATCAATGTATAATACGAATCTGTGGATAATATGCCATAGTGTATAAATGAAAATGCAAGACCAAACAATACTACTGATATATACATGTCTACAGCATTCAATCGATTGAGTTTTTCTTGTGGAGTTTTCAAAAGTATATTGTATAATACTAATACTGCAACAAAATTATCATATATAATCGGCACTGCAAAAGTAGCAAATATGGCTAAAGCAAAAAATGCCATGAAATTCATTGATAGCTTAATACTCGATACGGTAGCATCATTTTGTATACGACTTTCATCACCACCAAGTGCCAATAATGTGTTTGCTTGATCTCCATAAGATGGATCATTTTCATCTATGGGTGAACAATATGCTGCAATTGCTTTTGTATCATCTTCGCCTCCATCTATACCTTCTATAAATCCTTCGATTCCTAAATTGGCTTCTACATACATGATATCATAATTTACATGATATGGGTTTATAATATTCAATTGCTGAAAATCATCGAAAATACTTTTTACATAAATTGGTTGTGTAAAGATAATGACGTGTTCATTTGTCGAATAATGAATCGCAGTAGTAGATTCAATCAAATAGTTTAGTTGGAGGTCAGTGTCGTTCTTACCATCAATAATACTATCAATTGCAGTTGGAGTTTTAAGTTGTGCGTCTGTTTTTAATAAAAAACATGTGTACAAAGGATGTTCATTATTTGTTAAAGGTATGTGTTTTATGATCAACTCGCCATCAAAACTTACATCATTTATTTTATGTATTTTTCTACCTATAAACAATTGACTTGCTACATACCCTGTTTTGAGAACATTTGACGAAATATTTGGATGATTTGATTGAGATGGATATGGCATTTTTATATACCCACCATTCGCAAGCGTTTTTTCATATTGATTTTTATACAAAGTCGTTTTCCCATAATTATAATAAATTACATTTGCTGATATTTTTTTCTGTTTTAAATTGAATTCCATATATATTACCATTGGATAAATTATTTGAGATATGTTTTTCATAAATGAAAACCAGTTATTTATTTACTGGTCGAGTCTGAAATAGTTGAGAATGAACCGATTGAAGAGTCATATATCGATGATTTATCATTTGTTGAAATATCTGATTCACTATTATCATTAACAGTGTCACTATTTATTTTAGCCATTGTTTTTACATTCATTTCTGCTATAATTTGATCATCACCATCGATTTCAGGATTTCGCTTTAAAATAATTATAGTATTATCATTTTTATTTCGATGATGATCAGGTATGACTATATCCGATTTAAATTGACGTGTTATTGAATATGCTTTTGATAATATATCCATTATATC